TGTGGTGCTGGCGGATCATCTCCTCCTCCATGAGGTAGTGCAGGACGTCCAGCATGCTGGACGCCTCCATCTCCCGGAGGTCAAGACCGCTCATCAGCGCCTTTCCGTTTACGAAGTGCCAGAGGTCAACGCCCCAGCGGGCTATGCCTCTGGCTGCTCTTCCGGGCGGTTTGAGTACTCCCCGATGAGCCAGCCAACGATCTCGCTGAGGGTCTCCACGGTGACCACGCGCTCCTTGTCGACCAGCAGGGCGTCAAAGCGCTCCTTGCTCTCCTCGAGCAGCACGTGGCCGAAGAACTCGTCGATGACGCGGGCGGTCGCCGCCCCGTCCTCGCCGTTCGAGGTCTTGATCAGGTCCAGCATGAACTTACCCTGGATCGCCGGGACGCAGTGGTACTCCTCGCCGTGTAGCTTGAATGATAGGGGCTCCTTGGTGGTCTCGTTGCCCTTGCCAAAGTCCTTGAATCTGTTCTTGTTGTCTGCCATCTGTTTTGTTTCCTTCTGCTGTGTCAGCGTCGTGGGTGTCTTGTGCCTGGCGCCTACGGCACCACAAACAATTTTAGGTTGTTCGTTAGGTAGTGATTTGGCTTGGTTCCGGGGTGCCGCACCTCGCGGGTGACCACCGTGCGGCCGCCGCTGCGAAAGACCAGCACCCCGCCGCGGTCGTGCGGGCGGATGACGTGGGGGCGGGTGCCCTGGTGGTGCAGGAAGGCGTGTCTGACGGTGGAGCCGACCCGCATGAGCTGGCCGTACGGCTCCGCCTTGTGCTCCTGGACCTTGATGGAGGCGGCGAGTCGTCCGGTCTTCTTTCCGACCTGGGCGCGGGCGGCAAAGATGAACGCGTCAGCGCGGCGCTGCAGGTGGCGGCCGACCATGCCGCGGGGGCGGCGCAGGTTGTCGTACATGGCCGACTTGTAGAGCGTCAGCTCGGTGTGGTAGGCGTAGCCGGCCACTACGGCACCGCCATGGTGATCTGCAGCGTCACGGTCTGGAAGCCGCCCTGCGGCTCCGCGGTCTCCGCGGTCGCGATGACCCCGAGTCCGTAGCCGGTGTCGTCCCAGGTGTCCAGCAGGTTGACGGACTGCATGAGGACCCAGATGTCCACCGCGGACAGCTGGGAGGCAAGCTCGATCTTGTCGCCGGACGGCGGCCGGCCGTTCGTGCCGACGGTCGGGATGGCGCGCGAGACGGAGACGCTCAGCACCGCGGTGCGCGGCACGTTGCAGCGCATCGGGCGGGAGGCCTGGTCCCCGGGAGGGCCGAGGTAGAGCTGCGCCAGGAAGACGACCAGCTGCTCGCAGTCGACGGCTGGGGTGCCCAGTGTCCAGTAGCGGCGCTTCGGCAGTGGCACGCCGTAGGACGCGAAGACGTTCTCGACGCGCTCGAGCACGCCGTCGAGCATGGTCTTCAGGCTGAGGGCGTCCTCGGAGACGGCCGCCAGGTCTATGGAGTTGGTCACTGTCGCTTCCTTCTTGTCGTCGTGGGTGGCGGCTAGCCGGCCAGGTTGATGGTCAGGTTGCCGTCAAAGAGGTGGGTCACGGTGGTTCCCTTGGTCGCGTAGACGGAGTAGGTGCCCGGGTCGACCATGCCGAGGGTCTTTGCCAGGTCGCTGCTGTACGGAACGGTGACCGTCACGGCGGTCTTGGCGCCGTTCAGCGTCGCGGTGGCCTGGGCCCCGGTCCGGGTGCTGGCGTAGTTGTGAACGTCGACGCTCAGTGACCAGCCGGTCTCGGAGGCCAGGAAGGTGCCGCTGAACGAGGCGGTCGTGGCGGTCACGCTGCCGGTGCCGCGGACCGGCACGACGATGTCGTTGGCGCTGGCGGTCAGGGCCAGCGGCTTCGGGGTGTAGCGGCGGGCGCGCGGGGTGTCGACCGAGAAGACGCGGCTCTTGACGCGGGCGCCGTCCGGGTTGGCGGTCTTCAGGAACAGGTCCACGGCGTAGACGCCGGTGCGGATCTCCTGGATGAAGTCCTGGCTGTCGAGCAGGGTGTACGAGACGCCCTGTCGGGAGATGGAGGTGACGCGCTGCGGGAGCGCGCAGGTCTCGTCGTCGGACCAGAGCTTCGCAAACTCGATGGCGAGGGTGCGGGCGGCCATGCGGCCGGCGGTCGGCGGGACGGTGCCGTAGGTGTAGGTCACCTCGACGTTGCACGGGGTCCAGGCGGCGCCCACCTGGATCTGAATGGTGGAGTGGTCGACCAGGTAGTAGCTCGACTCGCTGAGCAGCTCGTTGGTCACGCCGCTGCGGATCGCCAGGATCCGGGAGACCGGGCGGCCGCGCAGGCGGAGGCGCGACTCGGGGGAGAGGCCGTCGGCGGTCAGCTCGAGCAGGTCGTCGGTGGTGCCGGCCGGGATGTTGTAGACGTTGTCGCCGGCCAGGACCGCCTGGGTGTTCTTGCTGGAGCCGCCGAAGTAGTAGTCGCGGGCCTTGCACACGTAGCGCTCGGTGACGGTGGTCACGCCGGTGTACTTGCGGCCGGACATGGCCCACATCAGGTAGGAGGCCACCTCGCACGCCTCCTGGGCGTACTCGGTGTTGGCGTAGTCGCCGAGCTCATCAGGCTGTACCCACAGGGCGCTCATGCGTCTTCCTCTCGCGTCTAGGTCGTCTTAGTGAGAGAGCGGCGTGTCGGTGTGCTCTGCACCGTCGACACGCCGCTCCTCGTTCCGCTACTAGGCGGTTGGGTCCTCGTTGGACTTGATCACGCGGTCGATCGGGTTGTCAGCGTTGAAGTTGATGTTGCCCGGAACGTTGTAGCCGGTGGTGGCCGCGGTGGTGCCGTCGCTGGTGGCCAGCGCGGCTCCGGAGATGACCGGGGTGCTCGACGCGTTCACGGTCTCGGCGGTGTCGCGGATGATCGCTCCTGTGCCGCCGCCGGTGGCGTTGGTCAGGTTGGCGGTCGTACCGGTGCCGGCCACTGTGAAGGTGGTCGTGCTGGTCACGGTGATGTTGTTCGCCGCGTTGCCGGTGACGTTGAACTTGCTCGCGTCCGTTCCGGTGAAGCCGCTGATGGTCACGAACTGTCCGCTCACCAGGCCGTGCGCCACTGCAGACGTGTAGGTCTGGGTGGCGCCGTCGCCCGCGGCCGAGATGCTGGCCACCGATGACGGGATGTTGTAGGTGATGGTGTTGCCGCTGGTGGTCGAGACGGTGGTGTAGCTGCCGTTGAACAGCTTGCGGGTCGCGGTGCCGGTGGTGGTCACCGCGGTGACGGTGCCCGAGATCGGCGCCTTGTAGGTGAAGCTGGTGGTGTCCGGCACCGTCTGGATGCCGACCACGGCGTCAAACGCGGCATCTCCGACGCTGATCGCCACGACGTCGCCGACCACGAAGTTGTGGACGGTGCCGGTGGTGATGGTCGCGGTGGTGCCGCTCTTTGCCTTCTGGTTGACGGTGATTACCTGGTCTACTCCCGAGACGACCACTGTCTTGCCCGTGGTCATGCCGTGGTTTGACGAGGTGGTCAGGGTTACCTGGTTGGTGGCCAGCACGGCCGAGGTGACCTTGGCGGTCACGCCGTCTAGGTTGGTGACGGCGTTGTATGAGGTGTCCTCAGTCGGGGCCTCGCCGGCGTAGTTCCAGGTGTAGAAGCCCTTCAGTCCGGTCGGTGCCCAGTTCGCGCGGGCGTAGCTGTAGGGGCGCTCCGCGGCGGTTGGGAACTCCCAGCGGCCGTCTGGCGCTGAGCCGAAGTTTACGTTTCCTAGTCCGTAGCCCTGGAAGGTGTTGGCCAGCAGGCCGTTCTCCAGGACGCGGTCGCCCGACTGGCGCAGCTTCACGTACGGGAAGACCCAGTAGAAGTACGGCAGGGTGCCGGCCTTCTTGCCGTCCTTGACCGCCCACGACCAGGCCTCGATGGACACGCCGTAGCCGGCAGGGTCGTCGCCGACGCCCGGGGCCGCCCAACCGACTGACTGGTTGTTTGGTGAGGCGAAGGTTCCCAGGTTCTTGCGGAGGAGCAGACCGCCGGAGACCAGGTTGGTCAGCTCTGGGTCCGGCTCGCAGATCGCGAGTTCCATCGTGATTCTCTTGAGGGTGTCCGGTGACTTGTAGGTCACGCAGACGGTGCCGTTTGCCGACTTCTCGGTGATCTCGTCGCCCTCCTCGTACTCCGGGGTGAATGATAGTCGCATGAACGCGGAGGTGACGTAGCTGTCGCCCGGTCCGTTCAGCAGGTTGCCGTTGGCGTCTAGGCGGGTCACACGGATTGACACACCCTGGATGCTTGCTGCGTAGTCTTGAGTAGCCATCTAGCTAGTTCTCCTTGTTTTAGTTGGTTAGTAAACGGAGGTCAGGTCGACCTTGACCGCGACGTGTATCGAGGGGTCGAAGTACGCGACCGCCGGTCGCGTGGCCTTTATCCTCATGTCGTTGGTTCCGGACGGGTCCCGGGCCTGGCCCAGGTTCTCGTTCACGACGTCGACGGGGCCCAGGTGGACTCCGACGGTTCCGGTGGCGTAAATCCATTTGGTGCTCACCGTGGCCTGCATCTGCGCGGTCGAGCCGGCCAGTGTGGTCGCTCCCGCGGCCGCGGCGGCGATGTCGGCGGTGACGGTGGTGCTCGGGAGGGTCACGGTGACGCTTCGGGTGGACGCGGTGACGGCCGAGACGCTCCAGGTGCCGTTCAGCGGTGCGAGCGCGCCGGTCAGGTTGATGACCTCGACGTTCTCGGTGGTGGCGAAGTAGTGGGTCTTCTTGGTGACGAAGGTCCAGGAGGTGGCGCCGGCGGTGACGGCGCTGCTCGACTCGATCTCCCAGGACGGGCCGTTGCCGGTGTAGCCGGAGCCGAGCACGACGGTCGTGCCGCTGTTGGTCTCGATGTGGAAGGTCTTGTCACTTTCCTCGATGCGGACCAGCATGTACATGCTGCCGAGCAGCGCGGCCACGTCGCGGGTCATGTGGATGATGCCCTGCTCGCCGGCCGGGGAGGCGTTTGAGACGCCGCGCTCCAGGAGCGCCACCGCGCGCGGAGGCGACAGCGTGGCGCCGCCGTTGAGCACGGTGACGGTGGAGCTCTTGGTCAGGTACGGGGTGAGCTGCTGCTTGCCGCGAATGACGTGCCCCTCGGAGAACTCGGTCTCGAGTAGCTTCTGGGTGGCGGCCTCCAGCTGGCGCTTGACTCGCTCGAAGCGGTCCAGTCCCATGGCGGCCAGGACGCCGAAGTTGTCCTCTACCTCTAGGAAGTACGGGTCGACCTCGATGAACTTTGGCTGGTTGCCGATCACGCGTCCGTCGTTGCTCAGTATGACCTTGGAGACGCCGCCGAGGCTGTCCCAGATGCGGGTGTAGCTCGGGGTGCTCTCGTAGTCGACCTGGAAGCCGCGGATCCACTGGCTGTCCTTGCCGGAGTCGGCGTGCAGGACCGGGTCAAAGGCGCTGAAGAGCCCGAATTGTAGCGGCACCACTGGCGGTGCGGGGAGGATGCCCTTGAAGTTGGCCACGTTCCTCTTCCTTCTGGGTCTGCGTGTAAGAGTAAAAGTCTGGTGCGGTGGTCCCGCGGCGGTCCTCACTCGGAGAACCGCCGCGGTCACCTGGCCGCGTCGGAGCCGCGGCTTAGGGCTCTGCCGCCGGGGCGGCGGGGCTACTGCTAGTTTGTGGTGACTGCAGTGGTTAGCGCAGCGGCTGTACCGCTTACGTTTATCACGGTGTTGATGCGCAGTGACTCGATGCCGACCTTTGCGATGCCCTCGAAGGTCTCGATGAACATGCGGTAGTCGTTGGTGTTTACCAGGCTGGAGTCACGAATGATTCCAAGGTCCAGGCTTCCACCGTCGAGGAACAGGAAGGTGCCGGTCGCGAACAGGTACCACTGGAAGGCAGTAGTGTAGCCCACGTCGGCAAACGCCGCCATCTTTGTGGTTCCTGAGCCCACGGTACCAGACTGAGCTGAGAACGGGTTCAGGTCCAGCGACTCAACGATGTCGATGTTTAGGTCGTTGAAGTAACCCTTTACCTCTGACAAGCTGACGCCAACCTTGTCGTCACCAGGAGCAGACGCGATCAGGTCGGAGACCATTGCGTCCATCAGCCAAGATGGAACGATGGCTGTCAGCGGCGCGCTCTTCTCCAGGCGGTGGCGTGAGCGGTATGCCACGGCCGCCTTGCGAGCGAGCACCAGGAAGTCGCGAGCGGCTCCCAGGGCGGTGTACGCCTCGGTTGTTGCAGCGTGCGCGTTTACGTAGGTTGACTTGGCCGCGATCTTGGTGATCAGGTTCTGCTCTGCCTCGCGGGCGTGCTGCACAAGTGCCAGCTCGTTGTGGAGGGCGATCAGCTCCGGGTAGGCGCGGGTGGCCAGGTTGCCGAACTGGATCTGCAGGGTCACCGCGTCGATTACTGCGGTGTCTTCAGAGGCCGCCGCGGCGGTCAGGAAGCCCTTAGTAGATGCGGCACTGGTGACGGTGACGGTACCGGCAGTCGCTGTTCCCGAGAGGGTAGCGATGGTGTTGATGGTGATGCTGGTGTCAGCGGTGGCGGTCACGGTAGCGATAAGACCATTCAGCGTGGTAGCGCCTGTAACTGTGTTGCTGAACTGCACCACTGCGC